TGTGGGAGTTATACAGGTAATGGCGTAACTGATGGCCCATCTATCAATCTTGGTTATGAAGCGCAATATGTTTTAATAAAAAGAGCAGATGCCGCTTCAAATTGGCATTGTCAAGACATTATGCGTGGAATGTCACAAACGGATACAAGTTTGCTTTTCCCAAACTTATCAAACGACGAAAATACAGGTAGTTTGTGGGTGAGTGCAACTTCCACGGGTTTTAAAATTAACACGGGAAGTAGTGGTTTTAACGCATCTGGTGGAACCTACATCTATATAGCCATACGCCGTGGCCCAATGAAAGTGCCTACGTTGGGTACGAGTGTGTTTAGTCCAATTATTTCATCTGCTTCTGCTGGAACTGTTTTAACTACTAATTTTCCTATTGATTTGCAAATTCAATCGTTTAGGTCAACTACAGGCGCACATCGTGTTATGGATAGATTGCGTGGAGTAAGTACAAATGCCACGGCAGTTGGAACTGGTTTAGCCACAACAAATGAAAATGCAGAAACAAGTTCAACTGGTACGTTTTCTTTAGGTTGGGATAATACTAGTTTTAAAATGACTACAAGTTTTGAAACTACTAGCGGAGTATTTTGGAATTTCCAACGAGCCCCATCGTTTTTTGATGAGGTTTGTTATACAGGGACAGGTGTTGCAAGGACTGTGACGCACAACTTGGCGGCAGTACCTGAGTTGATGATTGTAAAAGCGAGGTCAGATGCTGGTACAGCTTGGTCTGTATACAGTAAATCATTAACTGTAAATCAATACATATTACTTGATAGTTCAGCAGGTTTTGGAACTTTCAATCTTTGGAACGCAACAGCACCTACAAGTTCTGTTTTTTCTGTTTCTACATATTTTTATGTAAACGAATCTGCTTACACTTACGTTGCCTACCTATTTGCCACTTGCGCTGGTGTTTCCAAAGTAGGCTCATACACAGGCAACGCAGGCTACACTGTAACTGTGCCTTGTGGCTTTACAGCGGGGGTTAGGTTTGTTCTCATCAAACGCACTGACTCTACTGGTGATTGGTACGTCTGGGACTCTGCCCGTGGCATCATTCCCAGTAACGACCCTTATCTCCTACTCAATAGCACAGCGGCTGAAGTCACAGGCACTGACTATGTTGACACTTACAGCGCAGGGTTTGAGGTTACTAGCACAGCACCCGCCGCATTGAACGCCACTGGCGGCACTTACATTTTTCTTGCAATCGCTTAAAGGAGTAAATCATGGAAATTCGTATGCGTAACACTGGTCAATTAATGACCTCACAGGAATTCAACCGAGTTGTCTGTTCATTGCCAATCACAGAGGAAGTACTGAATCAGCACAATGCCGATGTTGTCTTTGAAGGCCCACAAGCCTCGGGCGGCACGGTTTATCAATACAGCCAACGTGACGGCGTGACCAACATTGAGGGTAAGTGGTACACCTTCTACAAATTAGGCCCAGTCTTCACAGATCGTGCAGCCACAGAAACCGAGCCAGCAATGACTGCCGCTGAACAAGAGACCGCCTACAAAGCAATGAGAGACGCAGAGCAGGCTAAATCTGTACGCAACTCACGTACAGAAAAACTCAAAGACAGCGACTGGACACAGATTGCTGACAGCACTGCTGACAAGGTGGCGTGGGCAACATATCGTCAAGCATTGCGTGACATTACAGCGCAGGCAGGATTCCCTTGGACAATTGAGTGGCCTGTAGCACCATAACCATAAGGGCGCATCATGTTCGGTATATCCTCGTTTGCTCAAACACCATTTGCTAGTCTAGCGGGGAATAACTTTGCCTTAATTATTTCGGAAGATATTGCCGTCGCAGACGCTAATGCAGTAGTAGCGGCGCTGCTTTTCTCAATAGCAGAGAACGCCGGTTTTGACGACGGCAGTACCCAAGAGTTAATGTATTCGCTGAGTGTCACTGAAAACATCTCTATTGCCGACACATTTGCTGGGGGGTTGGCTTTTGTCAATAGCATCACCGAAGGCATTGCGCTTGCTGACTCAATTGAGATTGGCAGCGCTTTCTCAGCCTCTATTACTGAAAATATTACTGTTGATGATGTCCGCGCTTTAATTCTTGTAATTGGTTTTGACATCACAGAGAATTTAGGGTCTGCTGATGCCTTCTCGCCGCAGATAGTGTTTAGTCAGTCAATAACCGAGGCGATAACGTCTGGTAACGCCGACTCGCTAATATCCCAATTGACGCTAAGTTTGACTGAAGCAATTACACTTTTTGATAGCACCACTACAAGCGGGTGGACTACCATCAACGATTCACAAACACCAAACTGGGTGGATATTAACAATAGCCAATAAGGATAAACCATGTCAACATATTCAACCAATCTTGCTCTTGAACTGATCGGTAACGGCGAACAAGCCGGTAACTGGGGCCAAACCACAAACACCAATCTAGGCACATTGGTTGAGCAAGCCATCTCTGGTTATACGACTCAGGCTGTTTCTACTGGTACAGACACAACGCTGGCTATGACGCAGGGCGCATCTGCTACTGCCCGAAACATGTATATTGAACTGACTGGATCGGGGGGAACGAATACTAATTTGATTGTTCCATCCAACAAGAAACTGTATTTTATTTTTAACAACACCTCGTCTGGGCAAGTGACAGTCAAGGTGGCAGGGCAAACAGGCGTTTCCGTACCAAACGCCACTAAAACAATCTTGGTATCCAATGGCACAGACATTGTCCTTGCTACAACTGCCGCCGCTCCCGGCGTTACTTCTGTAGGTGGAACAGGCACTGTAAACGGGATTACATTAACGGGCACAGTTACTTCAACTGGTAATTTGACACTTGGCGGATCATTGTCGGCTATTAATTTGACATCACAGGTAACAAGCACACTTCCTATTACCAACGGCGGTACAGGCACTTCATCCACAACATACTGTTCACTAACCGCCAATGTAAGCGGTCAACTTCCCATTGCCAACGGAGGTACAGGTTCGTCTACTTTGGCGGGGGCAGGAATTCCCACACTTACTGGAAATAATGCTTTTACTCAAAGTTCGTTTGGCGCAACAACTTCTGCTGGATCAACGCAGGCTTTAGTAGTTAGGCCAAATGCGTCCGGTGGTGGCGCTACTGTAGGTTTGCTAACCAAGAATTTTGGTACTAGCACTGGTATGGTAATTCAGACAGATGACGTAGCTACAAGATTATCAAGCTATAACTTCTCAGGAACTGAGGTTGGATACATAACAACCAATGGCTCTACTTGTGCGCTTAACAACTTTTCAGACTATCGTTTAAAAGAAAATGTAGTGTCATTTACTGGCGCTGCAATCAAAGTTAAACAGCTAAAGCCAAAAACATTTACTTGGATTAAAAACCCAAGTGTTGGGGTGGCTGAAGGATTCCTTGCTCACGAACTACAAGAAGTAGTGCCGAATGCAGTTCATGGCGCTAAAGACGCAGTCGATGAAAATAATCAACCTGAGTATCAGGGCGTTGATACTACGGCTTTGATTCCCTTGTTAACTGCCGCCCTGCAAGAGGCTCTGTCTCGGATTGAAGCTTTAGAGGCCAAAGTAGGCTAAAACATGTGGATCCTCTCAGCATCCTCTTTGCCGCTAACGCTTGCGTTGCCGCTATTAAGCAGGGGTGCAAGCTTTACAAAGACGCTAAAACGTCTTTCATGGAGATCAAAAAGACTGTTGATGAGGTTGCTTCAGATGTCAAGGCAGTCAGAGGATTCTGGGCAAAGCTCTTCGGAACAGCGCCCACCCAAGCCAAGCCTGTGGCGAAAAAGAAGGAAGCCTACGTTGCCGTTGACGAAACCCAAGTCATGGCTGACATCGTTACCCAGCTTTCTCAGTTTTTCAAGCTACAAGAACAGCTTGCCGAGCACATAAGGGAAGAGGAAGAGAAGAGTAAAACTGTCTACGACCCCGACGCTAACCTGATGGAAGCCGCCCTAAAGCGGGTAATGGCTCAAGACCAAATGGCGCTGTTGGAGGTTGAGATCAGAGAGGCAATGGTATACGGCGCTCCAAAAGAGATGGGTGCTTTGTACTCCAAAGTGTTTGATATGCGGGATGTCATCAAGATAGAGCAAGACAGGGCAAGGAAGAAACGGGATGATGAGTCATG